GGTCACCTGCTTGGTCGCCGCCTAGGCCTTCTTCAATTTCTTCGTCAATTTCTTCGTCTTCTGCTGACTCGTCAAGTTCTTCATCGTTCATCATCTCTTCGTAGATGGTACGACTTTTTTCTACGACGATGTCATGGAAAAGTTCACGAGCTTTAGCAGTCTCGTCATTGATCACGTATTCGATCAGTTGTTCAAATTTGTTCATTGTATTCCTCCAAAGGTAATGGCTCAGTAAGATATTTACTACCATTCTAGAAATATATATGGTTATCGGTGTTTTTTTCATGAAAAATCAGTGTCGAGCACTGATTTTCATGTTACGCTGTTGGTTCAGCTACTGGAGAGTACTGTTGCTTTACTTTTTTAACTCTCTCTTTGAATTCATATTTACGAACATCATTTAGTCTGCGCAATTTGTTAATTTGTCGTAAAGTTAGTTTTGTCTTGCGCAAATCACCAAGTCGTGGCTGACTGTTATCTTGTGCAACATCTTGATAAGCTTCAGGCGATCGTTGATAGAGTTCTAATAGTATCATATATGATATTTATACAGATGGTGCACTTCCGCCAGGTGCTGCACCAGCCGCTGGTTGTTGTCCAACACCAGCATCAGCCCCAGGTACTGCACCCTCTGGTCCAGCATCTAAATTGCCTAACTCTTCACCAGTTGCAAGATCTGACTCAAGATCTGCAGGAGTTACACCCACACTACGTAAATCTTGACCAGTTGGCGGAGGTGCTTCAGGATCAGATCTTTCTTCCTGCCAGAGTTCTTCGTTTTCACGGATCTCTTCTTCAGTCAATCCAAGATATCGTTTGAGCAAAAATCTTTTGCTCAAATAAGGGTATGCTTCAAGTTGGGTAAATGTGCCAACTCGATCTTTGTCTAATTCTGCTTCACGATAGCTGGCAAAGTTTTGCGGGGGATTGAAGCTGATTGCAAACAATCCAGAATCAATGTTAAATCCTCTCCAGCGCATGAACATCTTGAATTCATCGTCTAGCTTTTGTATAATCAAACGCTGTAGGCGTTCACAATACTGATTGAAACGATATTCCTGTATCAGTGCTGTGCCCACACGACCATCATTCATTGGTCGATCACTGTCGTCCGGGCCAGTAGGCAAGTAACTACTGGGCACACGCAATCCACGACACATTTTATTATTGAAATATTTTAAATCGTCAATTTCTCCCAGGTTTGACCCACCAGGTAGTGTGTCAACTGACGATCCGCGGCCATCAGCTGTTTGAGGGAAAAAGTAATCTTCGTTAATGCTCAATGGATTGTAACTGCTGTCCATGGTGTGAGCACCACCACCGTTGTGGCTGGGAATCCTGCGTTTTGACACGTTCAACAAAGGCCATGGCCATGTGGCTTGGCATGTTGCCCACGTCAATTTTAAATACTCTACGTTCTGGTGCTCGACTCACACGATAGATAAGCACAGCATCTTCTAGCAATTCTTTTTGCTTGAACACCCGATAAATTGTTTCCAGTACACTTTGTCCAAAAGGCCAATAAAAGTCCAGGCCTTCGCTCAAACTAAGGTGCACAATGTGTTTAGCATCAAGTACTGCTTCGTTCATTGCTGCGGCAAATCGACTTTGTCCCGAGCCACCTGATCCGCCTGCGCCTGAATTTGGTGCAGTGTAGTTAAATGGCGCAACATATCCCGAGCTGGGCGGATTTGACTGGTAATCAGTTGTGGTTTTTGCTGCCATGGTCAAATTCTGAAAGTTAGGGTTTATATCCCTAATAACATATTGTTCAGGCTTTTTGCCTTCACTTTCATTGACAATAACTCGAGCAACCTTGGACATGTCAATCCAGTACAATTCAAATGTTTCTGGATCACGCACAAACACTTGATCACCGTATTTGAGTGTGTTGCGGAAAATTTTGAAGATACGTTGATCAAACTTGTTTAGTTTGGTCCACTGCTGTAACTGACGTTTGATAATTTTTACTTCATTATCAGTTGGAGTTTCGTTGTATGTTACTTCAAACGGTACAACATCTCCTTCAAGAGTTTGTGTTGAAAACTCTGCTAGAATATCCAAGCATGCATTGATTTCACTATCGCTATCCATGTTTTCGTATTGATTATAACGTTCAACACGATTTGGATGCCCCGAGTACACTTCAGGAAGCCTGCTTGCATAGTTTCGATATGCAACATCGGCGTGATTGCTTAGATCTGTTCTACCATTATTCCGACCATACCCTGGCAGACCATCTGCATCTCGGCCAGATAACGGACTCAATTGCCCGCCTACATTCGCAACTTTAAAATATTTTTTCCAAGACATAGTGCTTCTATTTATAGTTAATTTTGTGCTACACGCAACATTTGCTGACTAATGGAATTATTACTGCGTTGTTCTCTAACCATCTCTTGCATGGTTGAAATCAGTACACTTTGATCAATTGGTTGCGGTTGTGATATTTGTTGAAATGTTGATCTAATTTCTTGAACCACTGCTGTGGTGAGACCTTTGATAATTTCAGCAAAGTTTGGATCCATTTGAGTTGGATTAGTCTTACCAGGCGCTGACATCATGGCATCAATGCCTTTTAACATTGATGTATATTTGTTTGCTGGGCCTGCCAGTGATTCTGTGAGACTGCTAATTGCATCACTAAATTTTGGATCCAGTTGCATTGGAATTTTTTTGCCATCTGGTAACGGAACCACAGCTTCTGTACCATGCAATGTTGCTGGATATCCACTTAGCGGTCCAGTTAGTATGCCACCCTTGGACGCTTGTAAAACTTTACCTTCTCTAAATCCCTCAACTTGATTAATTGTATTCAACAAAGTTGACTTTTGCCCAGCATCTAGCGTCCCTAGTATGGTAGTAGGAGGAACGCCCAAAGCCTTAACTATTGAATTAATGTAGCCTGCTGTGTTATTTTCAGTAGGTGGTGCATATCGAGATATTGCATCAGCAATGCTGAGATTGACATATTTGCTTCTAGAACCAAACAGCAATTCTTCTTTGGCTTTGGATCCTTTTTCCAGTGTTGGAAACACAGCAAATCTTCCGTCGCTGCCAACGGCTCCCATGCTCTGCGAAAATTGCCCAAATTCAATATTACCTGGGTTGTTGTTGCGCCAATTACGTGCGCCCTCACGACGTTGTTTATCGCCATCCACGGTACTAACTGTAGTATACCCCCTTCCAGCATCCACCACGCCTGCAGCTGGTTTTGCTGAAACTGGAGTTCCTGGTGCCGCTGTTGCCCCTGCCCTGCCACCTGTTGCTGGAGCTGTACCACCTGTTGCTGGAGCTGTACCACCTGTTGCTGGAGCTGTACCACCTGTTGCTGGCAGCCGGCCGGTATCTTTGAGAACCTGTGTATCTGACGCAACTCGCTCTTCTTTGGCTGCGCCAGCTAGCCCTTTGATACGCTTGCCTATACCCTCAGCACCAACAAACCCAATTATGTCGCCTAGTGCGTCACCAAGATTCTCAATTGCTTGTGCAGTAGCAATACTGGCTTTCTCTGTGAGTTTGGCTTTTTCCCAGTTGGCTTTGTCTTGTTCTTCAACCATTGCTGCTCGAGATGCTTGATCTGTTAGCAATTTTTCAGGGTTCAGTCCCAGAGTCGCTAGCGTAGCTGTTGTATCAGCCGCAGTTCTTGGTCTTTGAACTTCGTTTACTGGATTAACCGGCTCCTCGGCTGTTATGCCTTTTAAATCCATGCCAGTTTCTCGGGCCACAACCTTGATAAACTCATTCAACGATGTGGTAAAACCCTGAACTGCTGTTGTTGCCGCCGGCATTGCATTAAAGCCAAAATTCTGAATCTGTCGACCCATTTGCTCCATGGCTTTTTGAGCATCAACTGTTTTGTTAGTCAACTCATCTTGACCAGCAACTTGTGCATCCTGTGCCTTTTGTGCTTTAATGGTGTTGCCTTCAATTGTGGCTCTGTTGAAATCGCTCAGTTCAGCGTACTTTATAAAAGCGTCTGTTCCGTCGCCAGCTGCCTTGGCATAAGATTGCTGAATAGCTTCATTTTCGCGTGTGGCACGTTGCAATCTTACTAGTGCTTCACCTTGATCAATTTCTCTACGTTTTAAAGCATCAACAATGTCAACAATTGCGCCGCCGGTGGCCTGGAATCCTTTGACTGCCGCACTACTATTAGTAAATCCAGTAGCAGTGTCTCGCACTGCGGCGCCTAGTTCTGGAGCTATCTTTGAAACCACTGTTTGGAAACCCAGCAACTCCTTAGCAGCCTGTTCGCCACCGCTGGCAATCATTTCATCAATTGATGCACGGAAGCGACCTTCGCCTAGTGCGGCATC